GAAGCTAACATTACGATTGTTGGGATTACGGCTATCCAAGCCTGCACCCATTGAAAGAACTCTAACATTCTTCTCTCCTTTTCCTCTTACGAGGCTTCTCCTAATACTAGGATAGTTTATCTTTAAACCTTCTAGATGCTTGATAGTGTTCTATGTAAGGGTTATCTACACTTTTCATATAATCAGCTACTTTGCACCACTCTAAAGGCAATTGATAACTTGGTAAGTCATGTTTAGTGACTAAGTGTTGTAGAACACGCTGGTCCCACATTTCTTTATTTTGCTCTTGCAAGGCACACCAAGCGCGAATCATCAAATCGGAAAATTCGTTATTTGGAATGTATATGCTACCCGACAGAAGCTCTGTTACTTCGCCTTCTGCCGACTGCCACTTAAACCAAGCAAAAGCGGGATATTGTAAATCTTCAAAATGTGACCAGTTTGGTTCTCTTTTAAAAACTGCATCTGCATCTACATAAAAAAGATTTTCATTTGGAAAGTTTTTCAAAGCATTTTGTATAATTTTAGGCTTCTGTCCACAATTCCACTCCCATTTGCCGAGATTTTCTACTTCTTCAATTGAATAATTTACTTTATACTTTTCACAAGATTCAATTAAATTTTGTACTTCTTCTGCGTATGGGGTGTCCTTTGTGTAAAAACTAACTACTTTCATTTACTATCTTTCCTTCTTCTAGCACTAAGTGTATGGCATGAGCCCAATGAACATCATCTGCTAGAATACATGATGCCATTTTATATCCCAAACTTTGTAAGGCTACCATTCTTTGGTTTCCTGCATAACATAAAAAAGAAGTAGATATTCTTTCTTCAATTAAGTCTGGTTGTATGCCTCGTATTGCCATATCATAATTTTTCTGTGTATTTGTTAAAACAATGAGAGGATTTTTCATTCCTGCTACCATAAGAGAATCTTGTAATGCAAGGTTCTTCTTTGGTTTTACAGGCATAAAAATATCTTTTAATAGGATATTTGTTGTAGCATATTCACTATCTTCTAATCTGTTATCTTTATAAAGAAAAGCAGATACTCTATCTACTGATGCTATCATAGTTTTTGGATTGTTTTCCATGATTCTATTGACTGCACATCTATATCTTCCCATTTGCCGAAATCAATATCATAGCAGATTAACTTATCCCCGCTCTGATTTTTTACATGATTTGGTAAATTCATATAGTTTTCACTTAGCGTATACTCTCTTGAATATACATTTCCGCTTTTTAAACTACGAAATTCTATTAATACTATGCCTTGTTTTAAACATTCAATTATTTTCTGACTGTCCAATTTTCTCCTCTAATTTTTTAAATCTATTGTCTATTTCTGTCCAACTGTCAAATTCGCACAAATCTTTAGGAGGATGACTATTAGCTTCTAACTCTATAATTCTATCTTCGAGTTCTTCTAGCCAATCCTCTATATCTTCAAATCTCTCTTGTGCTGGAGAGTGTTTATCAAACCAATTAGAGGCTTTCTCTAATCTTCTTCTAATTAGTAGATTCTTTATCAGGTTGAACATCTGTCACTTTCCTATAATATACTACAACTTCTTTAAGTTCAATAATATATCTTTTTAACTCTTGCATATTGTATGCCATAAGTTCATAATCAGGAACTGACATTGCAAAAAATACTACTTGACCATGTTCTTTCTCTACTCTTGCTAAAAATTCATCTATGTTCTCGTCGGAGACTACATACCAATAAGGTTCCTTAAGGTCTATCTCACGTGGCATAATTGGCTGTGCTATTTTTCGCTCAATCGGTGCCGCCGATACTTCGATTTGCTTATTTTGGAGTAGACTGCAACTCGGCAGGATCATCAAGGTCATCAATAACGATGCTGACTGCTTCAATTCCATCAAATACCTCCTTTGTGGCTTTATTTGCTCTTGGTTCTATTAGCCCTGGCTTTGCAGCGGCTAACTTGGTTAAATTGTGTCGCTTAAAAATATCAAGATAGCGATTCATTTCTTTTTGTGCTTCTTGACTCTTTAGCTGTAATTCGTTTAGTTGTGTTGTTTGCAATGTAAAGTCGTTTTGTAAAGAAGATATTGCTTCTTCTTGCATTGCTACTGCACTTTCTAACTTAATGTTATTTGCTTTTAATGTTTGGTTTTCGTTCCATAGCCAGTAAGAACCGAGTCCTAATACTACTATGATTGCTAGAAAAAATTGATTCATAATTCAAATTTCTCCCATATTTTGAAACCAATAAATCCAAATAATGTACTCCATATCATAAGTGAGAAACCCCACTTAAATAAAGTAAATGGTAATAAAAATATTGTTTCTATCATAATTGTTCTATCCTGTAATTGAGCCCTTCAGCTCCCCTTATCTCTACTATCTCTTTGTCTACAGTCATAAACTTTAGATACTTATCTTTTTTATCATAGAACTTCTTTACAACGAAAGTTTGGTCATCTGCATCTCCATATGTAGAGTTATAACTAACAGTTAGTTTCCATCTTGTTTCAAAGAAAGATATAATCCAACTTTTGAACTTAATCCAATTTTCTTTCATTCTTTTCTTGTTCCTGTTTCATAAGGTAAATGAACTCCTCGATATATTCTTCGAGTGTCATTCCTCTTTCAGCTGCGTGCTGTCCTGCTTTGATTAAAAGTTCTTCTGGTATCTTAAACTTCATGCCATTCTTTGCCTTGAAAAAGCAAAGCTTCAGCTTCTCTTCTTCGCACCAAACCTTCAAGCACATTTCCTCCAGCTTTGTTCCATCTTTTAATTTGTGCTGGAACGCCGTCGAAGTCGCCTGAGTTTAATACTTTAAGCATTGTAGATGATTTAAGATTAGTAGGGCCGAGATTGTATACCCATGATACTAGGGCATCAAACTGGTTTTGTGAGAGTTCCACAGTTACACATTCGTTGATATAACTTTCATACTCATGTAGTTCTTCAACTAACATTTCTTCTGCTTGCTCTTTTGTGATTTCCATGCCTTCGACTACGCCTTTAATATGCCCATAGCCTATTGTCCATACGCCGACTGCATCTTGATAGGCTGTTAACTCACAACCTTCAAATTTTTTAATTAAGGATAAACCCTCTTGTGATATATTCATATTTGTCTCCTGAATGGGGGTTTTCACTCGTGAGAAACACCCCCGAAAAACTTGACTCTTTATGTTAATGGTGCTAAGCTGAGAATCACGACACTGCTTCCGAATGAAGCTAGAAATATCTGATTGACAGCGTGGCAAAATTCTCCATTTTCACATACAAAGTCACGAACTTGCAACATAATTGCTTTCATTTTTAGTTTATCTCCAAGATTTTCCTCTTAGAATTTGGAGTTCGTGACAGAGTAATAGTCAGTAATCCCTCTTGTAGATTAACTTTATCTACTTGTAAGTCTGCGTTTAGAATAAATCTTCGTTCAAAAGATTTTAGACTTAGACCTTGATGAATAAACTTTTCACCTTCGTCTAATTTGTGTTCTTTTTTCCCTCTGAGAAAGAGTTCATTATCATCATAGATAATCTCTAACTCCTTTTTATCCCAACCTGGCACAGCAACTTCTATACGATAATTGCCACCACTTTCAATAATATTGTATCTAGGATATGCTGTTTCCGTATAAGTTGGAAGCGTAGGCATATCTAGTCCAAGCCAAAATTTACTTAAATCAATACTCATAATTTTTCTCCTAAATTCCTTTTCAGTAAATTCACTTGCGTCCTTGCGGTACGCAAAAATTAATGTGAGCAAACCTTTTACTCACTTATCTATATTATACTAAAAATTAACCTAAAAGTCAAGAAATATTTTTCTAATCTTCGAAATCTATCTTACCCTGCTCTTTCATGTAGTCAAGAGTAATTCCTATGCCATCTCTTTTACCAAAGTGATATGCGGCATAGACACTTCCACATAATATAACGAAGTAAGCCAAATCAATACTTTCCATAAAAATCTCCATTTGATATATTATAACAAAACCTGAACCAAAAGTCAAGAAAAATATTAAGCACACTGAAAATAGTTCTTGACTTTTGCTCTTCATTTTGCTATAATATATGTATGAGTAAAAGATGGACAGACAACGAGCGTAAGTTTCTCAAAGAACACTACAACTCGGCGTCCATCGAAGATTTAGAAAAACATTTTGACCGAAGTGCTACAAGCATCAGGTCACAGGTCAATTATCTACGAAAGCGTGGATGGACATTTAACAGGAAGAAAGATGAGCAAAGTAATAGATTTTCCAAGAAAAGCGACAGCTGATAAACAGACTGAAACGCTAATGATGACACTTATTACTGAGTGTCAAAAACTTGGTATGAATACAGCAAACAAAGATTTTTTATTTGATATGGCATGGGTGAAGAAATTCGTTCAAGCCACAGTTGATAATCAAAACAACCTCGCAAATGACCTCTGTCGCCTGACGCGTGCACAGGGAGAACCACCTTGCCGAGAGTAACTACTAGAACAATGTCATTTGAAAAAGCATTGAGAATTTTTCGTAAGAAAGTGGAACTCGCTGGTATAAAAGATGAGCTTCGCACTCGTGAATACTATGAAAAACCTAACCAAAAAAGAAGGCAGAAAATCAACTCTGCAAAACGAAGAAATGAGCGAGAAAAATTAAGAGTTGCAAACGAGTGGAAGGCATACAAGTTGAAGCACGGACGGAATGCAAAACTTTAATACTCGATTAAAATTACAAAATTAAAATATTTTTCCATCTACCTAACGCACACCTATCCATAAAATCATACCCCTCAGAAAAATAGTACTTGCTTTATTGATAAAAGTATGGTATAATATATACATAATCTGATGATTAAGTTAATAAAATAATTTAATTCTCTAACTTCTCGCGAATCTCGCTTATCGTGTATTTACATACAAAGGAGCTCGTCGCGTAAGCGTAAGAGCTCACCTTGTGAATTGAACAATTTAGCGAGGAGGTTAAGAGATACTTATTATAATCATCATAATCTGCTGAAAAGCAAAGTAAGTCTGTTCGGGCTTATTTCTAATTATCCAACTAATCCAAAATTACCTACAATTACGCCCAATTCGTCCGTTATTTTTAACCTATAACTTTTAAAGTCCATACATAACCATACGCAAATTAATACGCCTATATACAAATTGCTCCCTAGTTATTAAATTTTTTAGTGCCGTAAGGACTACGGAGTCTTAGCGACCCCGCTGCAAGTCCTCAGGTTGTGGAAAGCGTACATTTCTTACGCTTGTGGTGAATCTGTAGCCATCTTCGTCATAACAGGTGATGACCATACCATGTTGGGGATGAACTCTAGCTTCTTTCTCTATCATAAAATATTTACCACGTTCTTCGATGGTCTTTCTTAGAGCCGAGTTGTTTCCTATTAGTTCTATTACTCTGCCAGTCCAAGCACTCATTCGCCTCTCCATACTAGCTGCCAACCCTCCAAATTATCTTCTCCAGCTGCAGCATACTCATAAATTGTATCTCTTAGTTTTTTCAAATCAGTCTTTGGCGATTTCTCCAACCCCGCTACTGCTTCATATTTTATATCTAATAGTTCTGCAATCTCCTGCACTAATTCTTTTTTAGTGACGGGGTCTTCTCCAGTTTTTGTTTTATAAACTGTCTTTTTATATACACCCTCTCTACTTAGTTTTCCTATTATAGATTTTATACTTTTGTCCAAATCCTCAGATAGTTTTTCTACTGTAGTTCTGCTAGGGTCTCTCGTGTATTCAGCAATCATATGCTCAACTTGTTTTTCAGTATAATTTATACTCATAGTATGTCTCCTAAATCTCCGTTTTTATCTATATCTTCCATTTCAGCTTCATAAGCCTGAACAATATCGTTTACTTCTTCGTGTGTCATACTCCAGCTTTTAGCAACTTTTCTTATTGCTTCACTACGACTATAACCATCTCCTATTAAATCATCAAAATCCATCTCTATATGGAGTTTAATTCCTTGTGTTGCTGTTGTCAATTTATTATCTCCCATTTTGCTCTAGGTCTAGCATCAGCACTTTTTCTTAGGTATTCATGTATAAGTGCATCGCCAGATAATTTTTTACCAAAATAAATAGTTTTACCACTATCTAATCTTCTTTCTATTAGTCCGCTGTTATATGTTATATCCATTACGGACTTGCCATTCGCTGTATCTTCAGGTCTATCGTCATACCACATAGAATTTATACTATGACAATGTATGCCTGAAGTGCCTTTAGCCCATTCTTCTGCTTCAATGAGCAACCTTTGTTTTTCTACTAAGCTATCATACTGCGTCATTAATCATACTCCCA